CGCACCTATCTACTGCCCAAGGTGGGGGTCTTCCAGAGGACGGATAAGGGGTCCGAGTTGCTGTATGCCTTCGAGGAGTCTCCCGAACTCAAGGCGCGACTGAACTTCGTGCAGCGCTCGCGGCGAGTCGCGCGCCGTTGGTTTGGCGAGGAACTGCAGAGACAGACGATCGACGCTCTCCGCCACGCTGGGTTCAGGTGAGGCGCGATTGTGCGTCCTGCCCGCTTGCACGCGGTCTGATGGGTCGCCGGGGGGGCGGTCGGGGCGCGGGTCCTTCCTGGGCGAGAGACGAGGGTGACGGCGACGTCCGCGTACACGCAGTCGCAGGGTCCGGGAACAAGGCACCGTATACCAGAGCGTCCTAGGGTGGCCCTGATGTCCGCCCGGGCGTACGCCCGGCACCGTGGAATCCATCACTCTTCGGTTCTGCGGGCGATCCAGCAGGGCCGAATCACCCGACGGGGTGACGGGAAGATCGACGCCAAGAAGGCCGATCGACAGTGGGAGGCCTCGACCGACCAGTCGAAGCCCCTCAACTCGGTCACCGGCAAGCCGAAGCACCGGAAGAAGAACGGCATGTCGGCCCCCGTGGAGATGGCCGGGGCGCCTGAGCCCTCCGGAAACGGCATGAGCCAGACGGCCCGGACCTACGCCGATGCCCGCGCCCGCCGCGAGGAATTCAAGGCGAAACAGGCCGAGCTCGAGTACGCCCGGGCCGTGGGGCGGTTCCGGGACGTGGACGAGGTCAAGGCGGCCGCCTACCGTGCGGGCCGGCAGTCCCGCGACCGCCTCCTCGCCGCGCCGGCGCGGCTGGCCCCCCAAGTCGCCGCGGTGACCAACGTCCGGAAATGCCGCTTGATTCTCGACGAGGCCATGCGGGAACTGTGCGCCGAGATTGAACGGCTCATGGAGGAGACGTGAGGCTTACCACCGCCGAGGAGGTCTTCCGAGAGGCGTATGCCGCCGGCTGGAGCCCGCCTCCTCTGTTCACGGTGAGCGAGTGGGCCGAGGCACACATCGTCCTGCCCCCGGAGGTGAGCAACGAGCCCGGGCCATGGAGGACTGCGAGGGTGCCCTACCTCCGGGAGCCCATGGACCGTCTCTCAGAGAGCGACCCGAGCCAGAAACTGGTCCTCATGTTCGCGGCCCAGACCGCGAAGACGTCGCTGATCAACAACGCGATCGGCTACGCCATCGACCACGCCCCCGGGCCCATGCTCTTCGTGATGCCCACCTCGGACATGGCCAGGGGGGAATCGAAGCAGCGCCTGGCCCCGCTGATCGAGGCCAGCGCTGCGCTCCGGGCGAAGGTCCTCCCTCCCCGCTCGCGGGATTCTGGCAACACGATCCTGATGAAGGAGTTCCCGGGCGGCTTCCTCCTCATGGCCGGGGCGAACTCCCCCACCGGTCTCCGCCGGATGCCCGCCCGCTACGTCTTCCTTGACGAGGTTGACGGCTATCCCGGGGACGTCGGCGGGGCGGAACGCGGCGAGGGGGATCCGGTGTCGCTGGCCGAGAAACGAGCCACCACCTTCAGCCGCAGGAAGATCGTCCTCACCTCCACGCCCTCCGTGAAGGGGATCTCTCGCATCGAGGATGAGTTCCTGGCCACGGACCAAAGGCGCTACTACGTTCCGTGCCCCCACTGCGGGAACATGGACTGGATCCGGTGGGAGAACATCCGCTGGCCGAAGGCGGACCCCGCCGCGGCCGAGCTCGCCTGCCTGGCCTGCGCCAAGCTCATCCCCGAGCACCACAAGCAGGAGATGCTCGCCGCTGGCGAGTGGCGCCCGACTGTTGAGGAGCCCGCCTCCGAGACCCTGGGCTACCACCTCTCCGCCCTCTATTCCCCCCTGGGCTGGAAGTCCTGGGCGGAGTGCGTGAGCGAATTCCTGGCCGCCACGTCCAACCCTCTCAAGCTCAAGGTCTGGGTGAACACGGTCCTGGCCGAGACCTTCGAGGAGCGGGGGGACTCCGTCGACCCGACGCAGCTGGCAAACCGCCTCGAGACCTACGAGGCGGATGTGCCGGCGGGGGTAGGGGTGCTGGTCTGCGCGGTCGACGTCCAGGGGGACCGCCTCGAGGCCCAGGTCGTGGGGTTCGGCGCCGGCGAGGAGTCCTGGCTGATCGCCTTCACCCAGATCCACGGCGATCCCTCCAGGGAGCCCAGCGGGGAACTCCCCGGGGTGTGGTTCGAGCTGCACGAGTTCCTCCTCCAGGAGTTCGTCCACCAGTCCGGGCGGAAGATGCGGATCGAGTGCACCACCGTCGACTCCGGTGGCCATCACACCGAGGAGGTCTACCGGTTCTGCCGGCCCCGGCTAAACCGCCGGGTGTTCGCCGTGAAGGGCGGCTCGGAGCGGGGGAAGCCCGTGCTCCCGGCGCGCCCGAGCGACCGGAATCAGTACCGCGCAAAGCTCTGGACCCTCTGCGTGGACACGGCGAAGGAGATCGTCTTTTCGAGACTCCGGATCGGGACCCGGGGCCCGGGGTACGTCCACTTCCCCGACTGGACCGACGAGGAGTACCTCGCCCAACTGACCGCCGAGAAGGCGGTCCGGCGGTGGGTGAAGGGTCGGGGGACCGTTCGCGAGTGGATCAAGCTCCGGGAGCGGAACGAGGCACTCGACCTCTGGGTCTACACCGTCGCCGCGCTCCTGATCCTGGGGCCCGGGCTGATCCGGTCCCTCCCGGAGCGGGCATCCGCCTTCGCGCGCCCCCTCGAGGAGGATGAATCCGCCGAGGCCGACCCTACTCCCCGGGCGCGTCGCCGGCGGAAAAACTGGGTGGCTGGCTGGAGGTAGTCCGGTCGCCGGCGGTCGGAGGCCTCCACCGGCGGACGGTGGCCGCAAACGGTGGCCGCAAGCTGGTGCAATTCCTTCGTTTATAGCCAATGTAAAAAAGCGCCCCCCCCGTCGATTCCTCTTGCATCCAGCTATACATGCTGTATACTCCTTTATGTCGGCGATGGGGCCGACACCACCCGCGCCTCGGGGACACAGAGGCAGGAGACACGAGATGACGACGACCCAGAAGATCGGACGCCGGTACTACTTGCGGGGCCTGCCCTTCGCGGCGAAGGATGAGGCCAAGAGACGCGGCGCCAAGTGGGACCCGCAGGAGCGGGCATGGTGGAGCGGCAAAGAGGACGTGGCGCAGGCCATCGTGGACGCGGCGCAGACCGCGCAGACGGCGGCTCGCACAGCCGAGCGCGAGTCCGGGATCAGCCTGGAGGCCCAGGTCGTCCGCGGCCGTGCCACGTACAAGGGAAAGACGTATTATGTCCTTTATGAGGGGCCGACGAAGCAGGGTAAACCTTGCGCCAAGCTCGTGAGCCGAGACGGCTCGCTCGTGTTCTGGGCCGCCGATATGGCCCAGTTCCGCCTCCTGAAGACTTACCGCGCGCCCACCTCCATAGCGGCTCTCCGCGCCTACGCCGAGCGCCGCAAGGCCGAGGACGCTGGTGAGATCGAGTGCTCGCTGTGCGAGCGCTACTGCACCTGCGGGACCGGTCGATTCTGCACCCATCACCACGACGGGTGTGACCGCTGCGGCGAGGAGCGCTGACATGAGCGTGCTCGACAGGATCTCACCATACGAGGCCCACCTGCCGCCATCGGAGCGGACCTGGGCGCGCGTGGTCAGGGTAGGCGGGTGGGATGTGCTGGAGCTCCGGGACCCCAATAGCGGTCAGGGTTCCGACCCCTCCAGCAAGCCCAGGCACCAGTACGCGGTGTCGATGGGCGTGCTGTACGCCCGGCGGCTGCCACCGGCGCCGCTATCCGTCACCGACGACGAGATGCCGTGGGTGGACGATCCGCTGGCGGCGCGGTGGAGGCCCTGCACGGCGAGTCCCGACTCGCCGGTCTGGGAGTGGGCGGGACTCCGGCCCCAGACGCGGCGCGACGCAGAACCGTGGCCACTGACCGTGGAGGCCGATCTCCATGGAGACGGCGGTGGGCGGTACCAGGCGTGGGCCATGCCCCCGGCCGACTTGCATGACAGGTGGGCGTCGATCACGGGAGTCCCGTGCCCCGTGCCCGGCTGCGATCAGACCCTTGTGTGGTACGAGGCCGGATATGTCCCCGGCTACCGGGTGTGCATGGCCGCGCTCGACGGGGAGCGGTACGATGCAGACAGTATCCGACACCGGTTCTGTCTTCTGCATTCCAGTCCGGAGCAGGCGAGCGGTCGCATGGTCCTGGTGCTGGAGCAACGAAAGGAGCCCAAATGAGGTGGGCGAGTTGTACATCCACCACGTCACCCTGACCACCGGACACGTGCGTAGATCCGTCCGTGAGGAGGTCGCGCCCGAGACGTGGCGACCGGTCTCCGATCTCCTCGCGGCCGCGCTCCGAGCCGACACACCGATCCCCGGGGTGTCCCCGGCCTGCACCTTCCGAGCTTCCGCGAGCACCCGGTGCCTCGTGGCCACCGTCTCCGTGCGGAACAGTCGGCCGCTGGTCATCATCGGCGTTGCCGCGCATTCCCGGTGCGGTGCTTCCCTCTGGCGCAGGCTGCATCAGGGCGGGGGTCTGGCCACGAGGGCGGAGGATGTGCCTCCGGAGCCGTGGTGCGCCGCACGCCTGGAGGCAGGGATAGCGCTGCACCCCGAGCATGCTCACTGGCTCGGGGACTTCGAGCGGTGTCTAGCCTGGGTCTGGATCGAGCGGGATAGGGTGCGGCGCGGATGAAGGGGGCAGACCTCCGCGAGCTCCGGGTAAGGAAGGGCTGGACCCAGGCG